CGTGGCGCATGGATGTATGAACTGTTGCGACGGAGTGTCGCAGTGGATGCGCTACAAGAACAACTGGGCACTCGTCCGGTCGTTACTGGCACGACGACGCAAAGCGGCCGGCTTAGACAAGGCCCTCACCGACGTCGTGACGTTCGAGGAGTGGGTGTCGAGGTTCCCAGGCGGATCACGGCGCAACAAGCGAGTCGCGCGATTGAATCCGTTGGAGCCCCACGACGCCCGCCGCGTTACCGCCATGCGGAAGCGCGAAAACCTGCTGAAAGCAGGCACAATGATTGATTGTGACACCGAAGATGAATCGGGCACCTCGTTCGCGCTATTCGACCCTCGCATCATTTGCGTGTACCCAGATTGGCTGCACACCGTCGTTGGGCCTGCAACGTGGTCCTTGTCCAAACTTCTAAAAGAGAAGGCACGGACCATGCCACCACCAGGTGGCTTGTACAACACCGACGGCATGGACGCCATGGAGCTGGGCCGCTTATACAGCGATCTCATCGACCAGTACTTAGTGACCGGCTCGCCTAGTGGTGGGTTCGTGGCGTGGCTTGATGTTAGCCGCGCCGACGCTTCCCATCGCCGCGAGGCCGGCGAGGCGTTTGCGGAGCACGTGGAGGCCATGGATAATACCTTGGTCGGAATCGGGGCCTACGTTCGCTCCACATTTGTGAAACCCGTGGTGTCACGCGCGGGCGTCACGGCTCGCACCTCATATCGTAACGGCAGTGGTATCGACTGGACGTCGATCGCCAATGCCGAGATGATTGGTGCGAGCCTCGTCGCCTGCGCGCCGCCCGGCTCTATCGTCGTCAATCGTGGCGACGACGCTTTTGTGGTGGCGCACATGCCCTGCTTCGAGCGCTTGCAAGCAAAGATGAGTGGGCTCGGTTGGAACATTACCGGCTCCGAGTCTTGCGACCCGCTGAAGAGTGACTTCCTTTCGGGACGTTTCTGGCGCGTTATCGACGCGTCGGGTAAACCCGTTTGGCAGTATGTTCCTCGGATGGGCCGTATGCTTGCTAAGAGCTTCTTTCGGCTGCAAAATGACGAGAAGTCCGACATACGATGGGTTCGGGGTGTTGCTATGGGCCTTTTGCGGGACTACGCGGCGATGCCAATCGCACGCGCTATCCTCAATAGGCTCGTTGTGCTGACGACGAACGTCGAGGCGCTGCAAAGTGCCAACAAAGACTTCAAGCACAAGCCACACTCCGATGAAACTTGCACTGCCAGTGACGAGACTTACGTGCAGTTCTATGCGGTATATAAGATAATGAAGTACGAGATAGAAGTTGTGGAACAAGAAATCGGAGCGTGGACTACAGTCCAGCAGGATCTGTGCGGCAGTGTGTTTGCCCGGATTTTTGCTGCGGACTGCGCGTGAGTCTACCACGTGGCGCACTCCCAATGCGGCTGACATAGCGGCGCTCCTAAACGCCGGACGTCTGCTGCTGCGGTTTAACCCCGACACCCGTGGGGCGCCTAGAGTAGGGGTGTGAACGATTAACGGTTGCAAATCGAAAATCGTATGGCCGACAAGGCCGACAGCATCGGTGACGCGGTAAGACGCGAACTGAAAAAGCTGACTGGAAACAACGTCGCGTTCTCACCTGTTGAAGCGGCCGCCGACTTGATTGCCGGCCGCCGCAGCCTCGCCGATATCTCCGGGCTCAAAGACCGTGTGGCGGTCGAAAAGTTCACGGAGTTCTGCAAGGCCAATCCGGGTGATAAGAGAGCGGCCGCGGCTTTGGCCGCGCTGTTAGAGAAGGGAAAAGACAAGGACCACAAACCAGCCTTGTCCGGCAAAGTTGCGATGGCCGCAGCGGGAGCGGCGTCGAAGCATATGGCAGCGGCCGCTGGCGCCAAGTCGCCCGCAGGCCTCGCGGTGAACGGTGCGAAAGCACTCGCCGCCACGATGGTCGCCGGCAAGGCGTCCGCCGCTGCCGCCGGGCGGGTTGTCATGCCCATTGCAGAACAGATTGTGCGGACGATGAAGCCGCCGAAGACCTATCGGTCGAAGGGGGACTACGTCATCGAGCATCAAGAGTACGTCACGGACGTCGCGATCGGCGCTGATTCGAGCACCGGTCTGCCGAGAACGGGCGGCGCTTTCGGTGTTGATGTTTTCACGAGCATCAACCCCGGAAACGCGGATCTGTTCCCGTGGTTGTCGATCGAGGCGCGCGGATACCAGGAGTACAAGTTCGAGAAATTGGACTTCCAACTGGCCACCACGAGCCCGACGACGACCCAGGGAATGGTGTGCGCGGCGGTTAATCCCGACGCGTCAGATCCGCCTCCAACCACCAAGTTGGAGATGCTGAACATGAAGGCAGCGACACGGGGGCCCATTTACAAGGCCGTGCTAGACCAGCACCTTCCGATCGGCGATGTGAACGCCGACATGAAGTGGCGGTTCGTGCGCGGCGATTTGGTGCCCGCCGAGACGGACGTCAAGATGTACGACTGCGGCACGTTCATTGCCGCGTCGGCCGACTTGGCAGATGGCGAGTTGGGAGAGCAAGAGCTGTGGGTGCGCTATCGCATTAGGTTGCGCATTCCCGTACTGGACGCGAACTTGGGCCAGCGGACCGGCGGCATTGCCGCACAGGTCTCGACAGGCGCGAGTTCCGACACGGTCGGAGCGTCGGTGAACGGACGGACTTTCTTCGGATTTCCGTCCGCCGCCGTTGGGGATCTTATCCCTACGCTTCAGCTGGCGCTCAACCGCTCCGGGGCGAGATTCGCTCTCGGAGACCTCCTGACGCCGTGGTGCGCTTCGGCACCAACGCCGTACAATTGTGTTGAGTTCACGAGTGTGGGCCTGTACCTCGCGGAGGTGCAGTGTGGTTTCGAG